CGCCACGACATTGATCGCAATGTCTGCCGCGTAAGTGGCGGGGCTTCGGCCCCGCTTTTTTTCAATCTACGAGTAAACCTCTATGATGCAAGTATTCGATAAACGACCGCCTTTTGTTCGATTCGAGGAGCGCGAGATGGGCCGCAACGAAGCGGCCTCCCAAGCGGCCGGCCGACCCGTGCCGAATGTGGTCATTCTCGCCTGTATTACGCCCTTTGCGAGTAAAGACGTTGTCGAAAAACCGGCAACGGAATGGCTCGAACAAATCCGCCAACAAGCCGTTAAGGGCGATTATCCGCCCGAGTGGGCGCAGCGGTTTAAATTGCAGTACGACGAGTACATCAAGGGCAATGAATTGCCCCGCGAGGGCACGCCGATTAAGACCTGGCAAATGCTTTCGCACGATCAGAAAAACCGCTGTCGCGCCGTCGATATTTCGGTTGTGGAAGATCTAGCGGTAGTTCCCGATTCGGGTCTGCATAACATGGGACTCGACGGGCGGTATATGCGCGATCTCGCCAAAGCGTGGATTGCCGAAGGGAAAGACAAAGGCATTGTCGCGCAAGAACTCGCGGCAGCCAATGCGAAGATTGCCGATCAAGCGGTATTGATTCAGCGCATGAATGATCGGCTGGCGGAGCTCGAAGCGCGCGCCAATGCGGCCCGATTGGAAGATGCCCCGAGGCGTGGCCCCGGCAGGCCGCGCAAAGAGGAACCGGCGGAACTACAGGCATGAAGGTGACGGATGGCGCTGCTCAATATCGTTAGAACGGTTGCCGTCCGCTTTGGCGTTCCCTCGCCCACGATCGCTGCATCGTCTCCCGACTTGCAGATACAGCAGATTGTGGCCTTCGTGAACGAAGAAGGCCAAGAGCTGGCCGCTCGATATCCGTGGCAAGCACTGCGCAACGAGGCCACGTTCACCACGCTGGCCGCTGAGGATCAGGGCGCACTATCGACCATTGCCGGCAGCGGCTTTCAGTCGATTGTGAACGAGACGATTTGGAACCGCTCGCAGCGTCGGCCGATCTTCGGGCCGAAATCCCCGGCCGAGTGGCAGCAGTTGAAAGCGCAGTTTGTTCAAGGGCCGTGGTATCAGTACATCATTCGCGGCAATCATATTTTATTCACGCCGATCGCGACGGCGGGACAATCCTGCTACTTCGAGTGGATGACGGCCAATTGGGCGCAGTCGGCTATCGGCGCGGGTAAGTCTACGATGACGGCCGACGACGATGTATCAATCCTCGAAGAACGGCTGATTACGCTTGGCACGATATGGCGATTTCAACAGGCCAAGGGCCTTACATTCGATGCGTCTTTTGCGAAGTACGAAGGCGCGGTGGCCGATGCGATGGCGAAGGACGGCGGTAAGGCGCGGCTCAATCTCAAAGGCTATAACACCGATGTCTATCCGGGTACTTTAGTACCGGCGGGGAACTGGACTCTATAATGCTCAATCGCGAGAGCATTCGAGTCAATCGCACGCAAAACGGCATCACGGCTTCTATGCCCGCACCGGTGGGCGGCTGGAATGCTCGCGATCCGCTCGCGAATATGCCCATCACCGACGCGGTGACGATGGTCAATTGGTGGCCGACGCCTCGGTATATCCAGGTGCGGCAAGGGTACATCAAGTACAGCACCGGCTATCCGTCGCAGGTCGAGACGATTGCGGGCTATCGAGGCAATACGCAATCGAAGCTTTTTGCGGCGTGCAATAACAATATCTACGATGCCTCGGCGCAGGGCGCTGTGGGCGGCCCGATGATCACCAACCTGAATAGCAATCGCTGGCAGTTCGTGAACTTCACGACGACGGGCGGTGTTCGCTATTTGGTCATGTTCAACGGGGCAGACTCACCGCTGTATTGGAACGGCACGGAGTGGACGGCGATTACCGATGTGAGTACGCCTGCGATTACCGGATTGACGTTCGCGACCTCGGAGCTGATCAACTGCACCTCGCACAAAAGCCGGTTGTGGTTGATTCGCAAAAACTCGATGGAAGTGTATTTTCTCCCCACCGGCGGAGTGGGCGGAGCGGCATCACTATTCGACCTGCGGCCCGTGTTCAAGCGCGGCGGCATTATTACCGATGTGGAAACCTGGTCTATCGATACGGGCACAGGGCTTGACGATCGCATTGTGTTTGCGACCAATCTAGGTGAAATCGCGATCTACAAAGGCACCGACCCGACGAGCGTTAATACGTGGACGCTTGAGGGGCTTTACGATATCGGCGGGACGATTGGCGGACGATTCCTCTCGAAGTTCGGCGGCGATGTGATTGCGATTTGTCAGTATGGGCTGATTCCGCTCTCCTCAATGCTTCAGTCGAAAGTCATCGATACGCAAGAAGCGCTGACGGATAAGATTCAGTTTGCGATTAGCGATGCGATCAGCGGCCAGGGCAGCTTGTTTGGCTGGCAGGTCTTGAGCTATCCGCGCAACGATATGCTGATTCTGAATGTCCCGACCTCCGCTGTGACATGGGATCAATACATTATGAATACGCTCACCGGCGCGTGGACGCGCTTCACCGGCTGGAACGGCGCGTGTTGGGAGCTGTATTTCGATGATCCGTACTTTGGCGGCGGCAACTATGTTGGCAAAGCCTGGACGAATCTCGACGACGCGGGCGGGCAGATCATCACGGACCTCAAAACCTCGTTCAACTACTTCGGCCAGCCGGGACAGTTGAAGCAATGGACGATGGTACGGCCGATTATCTCGACGGACGGCGCGCCGTCGATTGCCTACGGATTAAACGTCGATTTCGACGATAGTGATGTTACGGGCGTGCCGAGCTTTTTGGCCTCGCCTTTTGCGGTATGGGATTCAAGCATCTGGAGTTAAGACATGGCAACGTTTACCCTGTTCGATAAAGCGAAAAAGAATATCGGTCTCGCAAAGATCAACTTCAGCACCGACACCTTTAAGGTCATGCTGAGCGATACCGCGCCAAATCTACTGACGAACGAAGTCAAGGCGGACATCACCGAGATTGCGGCCGGCAATGGTTATACGGCAGCCGGTGCAACGCTGTCCGGTGTCTCGTGGGCGGAGACGGTGGCGGGAACTTCGAGTATCTGGGAGTTCACCACATCAAGCCCCGTGGGCTGGACCGCATCGGGCGGATCGATTGCGCAGTTTCGGTATATCGTGCTGTATGACGATACGCAGGCATCGCCGGCAAAGCCCGTAATCGGGCTTCTCGACTATGGATCAGAGATTAATCTGACCACTGGCAATACGTTCACCATTAACATTGGCGGCACGGGCTGGATGCTGTTGAGCTAAGTATGGGCGGCACGATGCAAGTCCGTGGTGGCATTGTCGGGCCGCAGCCCTCGCCCTCGGCCGGTTTGTTCCCGCGACTCGCGGTGTACTCCATTGGCGGGACGCGAGATTTTTATAACTCGACGCTGCAAACGTATTTCAAGCTCATGAATACCGTCATTCTCGGCTGGTATGACGGATGGGAAAGCGCGACGGGACATACCCAAGCATCCGTTACCACGGCGATTCAGTCGGGCGCATTGCATCCAAACGGCGCCAAAATCTTTTCGTATTACGATGCGCTGGTGCAAAATGCGGGACCAGGCCGATCTGTACAGTTAGCCAATAACATGTTGCTGGTGCAGCAATATGCAAGCAACTTGACGCCTGTGCTGACAGGCTCTAGCAACATCGGCAATATCTGTTTAACGGGCACTCAGCCCACAGTCACGTCGGGAAGTCCTGCGGTGACGCGCAATGCCAATCAGTATCAGGCTGATTACTTATTTGATTACACCGTGAACGGCAACGGTCTCGGGCTTGCCAGCAATCTGCCGGTGGCGAATCCGACGTTGAACGGCTGGTATCTGGATGATACGAATTGCTATACCTCCTTCGCGGGCGATTGGCTGCGCAATAACACCACGCAAGCCGGGGCGAATGACTCGACGACGGCGCAAAGCATTGCTCTGCGGCAGGGATGGGCGGCTTTCGTTGATCGGCTGAAGGTCAATAAATCCAATGCCATTGTGATCGGTAACCTGTCGGGACTTTATAACAGTCCGCAAACATCGTTCTTTGTCGATAAATTAGACGGCGGCATTGCAGAGCACATGATTGGATGGGTGAACAGCCAGGATAATTTCACCGGCTGGTCTGGGATGATGGGGTTAATGTCGAGCATGATTGATTTTACCAATGCCGCCGCACCCTCGATATTTCATCATCTGAACGTCACCAATGACGGCCGAGACTTTTACCGCACAACCGCTTATCAAGGCGTCCGTTATGGGCTCGGGTCTGCGTTGCTGGCGGGATGCGATTACGCGATCAGCCCAACGGCCATCGCGGGCAATGTGACGCTCACGAACGCTTTTACCAATAGCGAATACGATACACAGAAAATCACCGGTTCAGGTCAATGGTTCGATGAGTTCTCGGTTAATCCCTCCACGCTGATTGCGTACGGATATGGTGCCGGAAGCATTTCGAGCGGCTTAGGCTGGATGGGCACCCGCATCGATAGCGGGGTCATTACGTCCTCGTGGAATGGATCGGGGTTGATGCGCTGTCGGTTTCTAATGGCCAATGGCAATCAGGCGCACGTTTTTTTAAATCCCACGGGCAGCACGATCAACAGCGGCGCATTGGGCGCGACCTATCGAGCGCTAACGGGCACGCAAGCGCCGAGCGTGAATAACGGCGCAACGGGGATTACCTCTATTTCCGTTCCGGCCTTCGATGCGCGGTTTCTCGTGACGCCATGAGTATCGGCGTTTTACAAGTCGTTTCTGATGATCCGGTCACTTCGGCCACGACGACGGCGATTGCGATGGGCACGACGCAGCCCGGCAGCACCATCGTTGTGTATACGATGTCGAATTTCACGACAGTTTCCAGCGTCACCGATACACAAGGCAACACGTATACCCAGACAACGGCGGTTGTATCGGCATCGACCAACCAACACCTTTATCGACATATCGCGACGAATATTGTCGGCGGCGCGAATACGGTCACGGCGACGTGGGCGGTATCGACGGGGTTACGGCCTATTCGGGTCGCAGAGATTGGCAGCGCGGCCGCATCCCCGGCCGATGGGCAGGCGGGACAATCGCAAAACCCGCCCGCTGCGGGTGCGGATAACACCACGTCGGGCAATGCGACCAGCACGAAACAACCCGCATTGGTCGAGGGGTTTTCGGTTGCAGTATTCAATACCAGTGCGCCGACAGCCGGAACGGGATTTACCAGCGAAACGGCGGTATGGGGTTCGGCCGGATCGGGCAGCGGCGCGCGCGCGGAAAGTAAACGGGTTACTGCTACCGGCACTCAGGCAGCGACCTTTACACGTACGGCCGCCGTCGAACACCTAACGATCGTCGGTGTGCTGACGGAAGCCGGTACGGCGGCCTCGGTCACCGTCCCTACAGCGTCGCTCACCGCTGCCGGACAGCCGATTTCCTTAGATCAGGGCGTGCCGTGGACCGAAGGCGCGCTGACCTTCACGGGCCAAAACATCACGCTGAACGTCAGCGGCACGAGCGTTTCGACAACGGTTCCCACGGTCGCACTCACGGCGGCCGGGCAAACGCTCGAAATGAAGCAGGCAATGCCGGTGGCCAATGCGGCCCTCGTCTTTACGGGCCAGCCGATCACTCTTTCGATTGGCACCGTGACGCAGCCCGGCACCGTCAGCGCGCTGTGGGGTGGCGGGCTCGTGATCGAGAAGAACTGGCAGTTCCTATCCGGCCTCGGCTACTGCGGAGCGTTTCGGATGAAAACCGCCTCGGCGGGATTGCAAGTACAGCTATCGGCCATCGACTATGTGTACAAGCCGGGCGGGGTCTTATGATCGAAATCCGCGAAATCGACAGCCTGGACGCAATCATCGATGACCTCAAAGCGCTGCATCGCGCCCACTGGGCCGAGACCGAAAACTACCGGCACAGCGAGTTCAAGCCGCAGTACGAACTGTTATTCAAGTACTGGGGATGGAAAATGCTCCGAATCTGGGGAGTATTCGACGATACCCGGATGGTCGGGCATGTCACGATGTATATCACGACCTCCATGCACACGGGGGAGACCATTGCCAACGAGGATGCGCTCTATGTGCTGCCCGAGTACCGCAGCGGCTATGGGGCGCAATTATGCCGACAGATGCTAAAGGACTTGAGACGCGATAGAATTGCCGAAGCCTGGGCGACCTGTAAACCAGCGACCCGAGTAGGTTCATTGTTGCGGCGACTTGGATTTTCCCACGTTGCGGACACTTACTTGATTCGTTTAGGAGCCCATTGATATGTGTGCACCCTCCGCGCCGGCACCTCCGGATTATGCAGCCGCCGCTAAGCAGCAAGGTCAAGACAACCTCGCTGCCGCCCGTATTTCGACCGCGATCAATCGGCCCAATGAAATCACGCCCTACGGCACCCGCACCTGGACCAATGGCGCGCAGACAGGCAATGCACCCACAACCCCAGGGGTTAGCGCGAGCGGTACCGGGGCGACATTAGGTGGTTATAACCTACCCTTTGGCGGCTCTGCCTATGGACTTGGAGGCGGCACCAACGCCAATACACCAGCGATTGGCGCGCAAGATCAATGGACCAGCGAAATCAAACTCGCTCCCGAGCAGCAAGCGCTGTTTGATGCGCAAAACCGGATCAGCCGATCGATGGCGGGGACGGCGGAGCAGAATCTAGACCGCGTCGCACAGTCGCAGGCGCAGCCCTGGGATACTTCGAGCCTTCCGAATGTCCCGACCAATGGTGTACAGAACGCGCCGCGTCAGGACTTCCTACAGCGCAATATCGACACCAGCAATGTCAATCCGGTCTCGTCCGATCAGTTTTCGACCTATCGAGACAATGCCTATAACGATTTGATGAGCCGGCAGAATCAACAGTTCAACCAGCAAGACGAATCTTTGCAGCAACGGCTCGCGAATCAGGGATTGACCCCTGGCAGCGAGGCGTATAACCGCGCGTATCAGCCGCTGAATCAATCGCGGGTCGATGCCTCGAATCAGGCGGATTTGGCCTCGCATCAACTGCAAAACCAGTATTTCAACGAAGCGCTCGCAAGCAATCAAAATCAATTCGGCCAGAACGCCGCTCAAGGCGCGTTTGGCAATGCGGCGAGCGGACAGCAGTTCAACCAGTTCTTACAGGGCCAGCAAGCCAATAACCAGGCTGCCGCTCAGCGCTTTGCGCAGGGGCTACAGGGACGGCAGCAGGGCATTCAAGAGCAAGCCTATGCGCGCTCGCAGCCATTGAACGAATTGAACGCGCTGCGCACCGGCTCACAAGTCACCTCGCCGCAGTTCCAGGCGTTCAATAACAATCAGCAAGTGACGCCCGCACCGACCTTCGCAGGCGCTCAGGCATTGGGGCAGGCACAGCAGCAGAATTACGCCAATCAGGTCGCGGGCAGCAATAACTTTATGTCCGGGCTGTTTGGTCTCGGGGCGGCAGGACTCACCGGCGGTTATTTCTAGCCATGTCATTTCTACGCACTGTCAAAACCACACTCGACCCGGAAAACGACCCGAACGGGTACGATATCGCCCGGCAGCAACAGATCGCGAACATGTTGCAGCAACAAGCCGCAGAGCCTATTGCAACGAATCAAGGGCCGATCAGTTGGACGCAGGGCTTAGCGAAGATGCTGCAAGCATACAGCGCCCGCAAGGTCGGCGATAAGATCAGCAGTGAAAAACAGCAGATGGCGCAGAATATGGCCGATGCGCTGCAAAACTATCAGAAAGCTGTCACACCGCGCGGGCCGAACGAAGCCGGGCCGCTCACGCCCGCGTACGATCCGACGCCGCAGGATATCGAGGCAGCGCGATCAAAGCTGATTAGTTCAGTTCCAGGCGGCACGCAAGCCGCTATTGCCGCGATGATTCAGCAGTCCATGACACCCGATAAGATGCAAGTCGTGGGCAAGTCGTTGGTGAACGAGCGAACTGGTAGGCCGGTGTATAGCGAGCCTGCACAAAAGAAAATAAAATGGATCGATGCGGGTGATAAGCAGATTGCGACCGATGAAGAGACCGGCCAGCCGATCGCTGGAATGGTCCCTGTACCCGTGGGCATTAGCCCGAATACTCGGTATACACAAAACCATGAAGATCAACGGGCAGCGGCAGCGC